AGATTTGTGTGAAGCGATCGGCAGCAAAAAAACATCGCAGCATGCGAAGGGCCAGGCGGTTGACCTAGAAATTATGGGTGTTCCTAATATAAAAATAGCTTATTGGATAGAAGCTAACTGTGATTTTGATCAATTAATTCTTGAATACTACAAACCTGACGATGGTCAAGCTGGCTGGGTTCACGTATCTTATAATGAAAAAGGTGCAAATAGAAAACAAGTGTTAACTTTTGACGGGAAAAAATACGAGAACGGACTTCCTGAAATGAAATGGAAAGACGGACAAGTAGTAGAATAATTATGGCTAAAGTAGGAACATTAGAAACACAAATTGTAACGGGCGAGTGCCCAGAGTGTAGCACCAACACTTTACTTGTTAGTTGGTCTTCACATATTTATAGATGTGTAAACTGTGGACACGATCTTGAACAGAAAGTAAATGGTGTTATCAAATATGTTATCGCTGACAAAGATACTCAATTAACTGCAAGAAGTTTAGACGACGACCATGGCTAAAAAGAAACCCCTCTTCGGTGTAAACAATTATCATAAAAGAACTCCCAAAAAACGTCCTGGTAAACATGCAAAAAAATATTCTAAGCGTATGCCTAAACGTAAGAAGTATCGCGGCCAGGGGCGGTAATGTTCTGGAAAATTATTATCTTTTTTTTCTGGGTTGATATCATTTTATTTTTAGTTATCTTGTTTGGAATCATTCTAATGTACATATGAAACCTATAATGATCACATTGATGTATTTAACTTTTGGTGGTGACATCAAACTAAATACATTTGAAATACACACATCTTGTTCTAGTTGGTTTCATACTAACGTAAAAGTTGTAGAAAATAAAAAAAGAACTCTATTCAGCAGTCACGAATATCATTTATACAAAGGTAAAAAAGTTATTGGTTATATCTGTGGAGGTGACGAACCTCAATAAACGAACCTATTTCTACGAGGGAAATGAGAAATAGGTTATAAGGTGAGAAAAGATAACTCTTTTCTGACACATTTTAGACACATTGTCAAGCACCCAAGACTGGATCACATTTAAAAGTAACGAAAAGCTTTCTCTTATTTACGTCTTCTTTGCCTAATTCAGCCATAGCGTTAAGGGTATTCAATGATCCTGCAGCAGCGCAATCATACCAAGAATCATGCACGCCACCGTTGTGCTCAGGTAAACAGTTGCCGGACAGGGCAGAACAAATTTTCATAATTAAAATAAATTTCATTGACAATCCTACTTGATTATCCTATATTTTGTGAAAGGAAAGAAAATATGACAGACACAAGTAAATATAGAAACGTTTCGTTATCACATGCAACATACAAGATATTGAACACCTTGTCTAAGAATTTAGACCCAGATGTGACTTTATCTATCAGCAAGACAATTGAAAAGATAGCAAACGAAAAAGTGAGAAAACTAAATGGGAAAATATCGGGCACCGTTAGCAAATAACGACGTCATACATTTAGTCGACCGAAATAAGATACCAGAGCAAAAACTTTGGATATCGGTTCTGGCTAAAGCTTTTGAAGATGCGTTTAGATCAAATGATCATAGAGCTGCTTTAGAAGCTTTAAGTTGGATACGACATGGTGCTGATTTCAATCAGGTATGTGGACTTGCTGGAAGAAATGGTAACTATGTTAAGGCAAAGATGTTAGATAAGGTAGTTGAGAGAGAAGAGAAAATATTAGGAAGACGATGAGAAGAATATGTCCAGAGTGTAAAGGCAATGGATATTTAAAAACAAGTATAGGTAAAATAGTACAATGTTTAAACTGTTGGTCAGAAGGAGAGATAGATGAGAAGATTTGGGCTAGGGATTTTGATCCTATTATTCCTGATGAGTTGCAGTCAACACAAAAAGACTGATGCAAGTAATCCATTTAAATGGGTAATAAGAGCAGTAACAAATATAGGGGATATATGAAATTAATAGATAGAATAAACAATGCAGCGAACGAGTATAACAAAACAAAAGA